CGGGCGCAGGCGACGGATGCGCGGGACCACGACGGCCTGGATGAGCTGCGCTTCCGCCGCGATGCGGAACCCCTTCGCCAGCGCGCCGAGCTCCTTGTTCACCGTGTCGCGCGCGGCACCCTCCTGGACACGCTCGAGCTTGTACCGCTCCAGGTCCTCGAACCCGAGCTCGGCCGCCTCGCGATCGCCGAGGCGCTGGACCAGGCGACGCACCTGCGAGGGGAAGACGGCGGCGTACGGCCGCTGGTTGAGCTCGAGGTCACGGCGTGCCAGTTCGACGAGGTCCCGGACGCGCATAGTGGTGCCCCCTGGTTAGAGCGAGCGTCCGTCGGGCCGGCGGTTCGACGGTCCGAGAATCCGATGGTAGCCTTTTCAGTCGGCGCCGCTACCCGAACGGTAACCCTAACGTCGGTGGCGGCGCGCGGAGGCTCGAGCCGAAGTCCGGAGTTAGGCGGTACCGATAAAGGAGGAGGTTCCCATGAGGATGGCAGTTGTGGTCGCGGCGTTGCTCGTTCTCCCCGGGTGCTACAGCATTGGTTCCCGCTCGATCGCGGACCAATCGCGGCTCGAGCAACTCGTCTCCGGGATGAGCACGAAAGCCGATGTTCTCACACTCCTCGGTCAGCCAACGATGTCCTTCTCAGACGGTGCTGGCATGGACTTGTGGGCCTATCAGTACACCCAGGCTCGAGCAAACCCGGCGCAGTTCATTCCGTTCGTCGGCCTTTTCGTCCCCCCGGAAGTCGAGAGCAAGACCTTGACGCTCCACTTCAACAGCGATGGTGTGCTGGAGCGCATTGCCAGATCGCATCTGCAGTCCGGCCTGGACAAGTCGCCTCCGGCCGCTCCGAGTTCGACAAAGGGGACGCAGATCGCTGGAAAGAGGCTCGGCGGCGCAGCCTCGTAAGAGAGAACCGGCATCCAATTCGACGCCGGCTCTCCGGCAAGAAATGATACGCGCTACTTTTCCGTCTGCTCTTTTTCATCTGTCGCGGCAACGATCGCTTTCCTCTCGACGATCGCTTCGGTCTCGGCCTTCACCTTGCCGGTGAAGCCGGCGTCGCTGATGCCTTGAGAGATCGCGTAGGCTCCAAAGCCGCCAGTGAGGATGAGCAGCTCGTCTTCGGAGAAGCCGAGATCCAAAAAACGATTAAGGAGAATGACCGCGACCGTGAGCAGGAACGCGACCAGCTTTTTCGACCATCCAACAGAAAAGGCCCACTTCATTTTGCTCCCTCCAGGGCCTTGAGAAGCAGCATCACGAATGCCAGTATCAGGCCGATCGCACCGACGATCCATCCCCAGACATCGCTCCGTCCAGCGCTACGAACGTCTTTCGCGTCCATCCGCTTGATGAGTTCCTCCACCCTGTCGGAGACGCTGGTTATCCGCGCTTCCGACTCGGCTCGCGGCATCAGGATGCGCGAATTGTCGGAGAGCGCAGCCCGGAACTCGTTCATCCCCTCAAGTCGGCGCTCGGTCGCAGCCTCTGCTTTCGTCACGGCGCGATCGGCCGCTTCGAGAGCCGCGCCGACAGCCTTTTCCTGAGCGACGAATCGCGTCTCGACGGCTCGCTCGGCGGCGTGAAAACGCATGTCCACGTATTCCCGCAGCGAAACCAACTCGCCATGGCTGGCGTTCTTGTTCGAGACCTTATCATCAACCATCGCTCAGAACCACGCGACGAAGTAGTAAAGCTGGCCCAGCTCGTTAAGCTTCCAGAGAGCGACCGGAGCCGGCTCGAAGCAGAAGACGCGGAGCTCTCCTTCGGCGAGGTTGAGCGAGCCGCCGGAGACGTTCGTGAACGTCACGAATACCGTGTCGGCCGCTGACACAAACGCCTCTACCGTCCAATCGGATTGTACCGCGTTCTCGAACCATGCCGTACAAATCCCACCGTCGGATGCCGCACCTGGCACCGTGACGGTAGTCGTCCAGATGGCCAGGTTAGCCGTATTCGGCGGGTCGTGCGTCTTCGATCCGCTGAGCCAGACGCCTTGGACGGTCCCGGGGCCGTCCTGGACGGCGAATCCGTCCTCGTGCAGTTCGGGCACAAGCTCCGGATCATCCGAGATGAACGGCGTCGCGTTGCCAAAACCGCCGCTATCGATGATGGCGAGCCCGTGCCGCGGGTCCATCCCCTCGACGGTGATGTTGCGCGGAACCGCAAGCGGGCTCTGCGCGATGAACCGCGGATCCTCGTTCCGGTAGACCTGGACGAGCTTCGGCCTGAACCCGAGATTGAACGTCCGCGTCGCCGCGTCGTCGCCGATGTAGCTGCCGGTGACAATCCCGCTCTCCACCTGGCGGAAGTCGTACTGTCCGACGATATCGGTGGCGTCCGTCTCGAAGCACCAGATGAGAATCGCGTCCGCCGGGACGCTCGCCAGCGCCGCGTCGAACGTCGCGGCCGTCCGGACCTGGAGCTCGAGACCGGTGACGAGACCGCCCGACTTCGTCAGCGCCAGGAAGACGAAGTTGAACAGGCTCGCGGTGAGCGTGCCGACGATGGTGTCGGTGTCCTCGCACTTGTAGCCTTCGATGACGGCGGTTCCGGCCGTCAGCGTCACCGACGTCGCGGTGCCGGACGAGAAGTCGAAGCCTGAGCGGACGCCGCCCGGGGACACCTGCTCGCCGTTCCGGTAGTGGGACAGGATCGCCGCGGCCGAGCTTCGCCAGTCCGAGAGGTTGGCTTCTGTGGCGATGCGGCCGTCGCCGGCGACCGGCCCGACGTCGTTCGTTGAAGGGAATATTTTGTCGGCCATTTCGTCAAACCGCCGCGATTCCGATCGTCCAGGTGAGCGTCAGCTCAACCGTGTTGTTTTTCACGACGCCCGTGAAGGTCGCCCGCGCGACGAGGATCGCCGGATCGCCCGGCGCGTCGTTCTGTATGCCGGTCTCGAGCAGCCCCGCCTCCGTGTAGGTGAACCCGTTGCCCTCGTTGAGCCCGAGGAAGAGCTGGAAGTCGATGCCCGCCGCAAGCTGGTCGCGGCGGGTGATCACGTCTCGGTACTGCTCGGTCTCGATCGCCGTGTCGCCGGCTGCCGGCGCGGTGACGCCGGTCCCGAGGCCAATATGGCTCGGCCGGTGGCCGGTCCCGCCGAGGAGGTCCCGCACGAGCCCGATGCCGTCGTCGACGACGAGGTTCCGCGCCTCGGTGAGCCAGCGCGCGCCGTCGGACGGACGGAAGGTCTCGATGGCGAGGTTCGGCACCAGGCGGAACTGCTCTTTCGGTCGTATCCGGTAGCGCATGGCGTCACACGATGTCGGCCGTCAGGATGTGCGGCCCGTCGGCCTCGCCGTTCACGAGAAAATGGCCGATGGGAAGCCCGACGAGAAAGGCTGTGTACTCGTCCTCGTCCCAGGGGATGCGTTCGTCGGTGAGCTCGACGAGCACCGTGTCATCAAGCTCGATCTGGTCAGTGATGAGATTCGCGAGGATCAGCTTCTCGTTGTCGCGGACGAGGAACGGCGGCCGCTGGATTCTCCGGTAGAACTCGAGCCATTCGAGGGTTTCGCGGCCATCGTTCGCGGCGACTCCGTAGCGGAGGTCATCGCCGACGAGGCTCAGTTCCACCGTCTCGATGAGGAAGTCGGCGTCAATGCCGAGCTGCGTCAGTTCGACGGGAAGGAGCTGCCCGGCGTGGAGCTCGCCCTGGCGGTCAGTCGTGAATTCGATGCGCTCGGGGATCCGCGCGTGCTTTTCAATGAGCGCATCCCCGTACTGCCGCGCCGTCGGAAGGTCGAGGTCCTCGTCGACCTCGATTTCCTCATAGACGCCGTCGCCGATCTCGATTGCGGCTCGCGCCGTCTGCTCGCCGGCATTCTCGCGGATCACGACGATGGGGAAGAGTCCGATGTAGTCGACCTCAATGTCGGCGCCGGCGGTCGGCGCGGTCTTCGCGACGACGTCCGGGTCGCGAATCTCGAAGAGCCAGGTGATGCCGGCGGTATCCTCGTCGACGCCCTTGATGCCGATTGCCGCCGGGTCGACCGCCACGGCGTCGACGCGGATGACCGGCTTCGCGGCGAGCGGCAGCCGCAGGGTGAACGTCCGGAGCTTCCCGTCGGCCTCGAACTCGTCCGTACGGGGCTCGGTCTCGGCGGTCCCGCCGCGGACGATCTGACGGTTCCGATAATGTTCGAGCGACCGCGAGACGCCCGGCCCCTGGTGGATATCGGTTCCGATGTCGTCCACCGACCACGGCGCCGGGATGGCGGTCCGCGCGCGGAAGCTCAGGACCTTGTGCGAATCGACGCGCCAGATGAAGCCGCCGCTCGTCAGGTTCGCGAGCTGCTGGTAGGCGTCGCTCGCGCGCACGTAGTTGAAATTCACCTTCTGAATCAGTGGGCCGTCCTCGACTTCCCCGAGCATCAGCCCCGAGTCCGAGAGGAAGTCGGCGAAAATCTGCGAGAACACGTCGCCGGCGGTCTGCGTCACCGGATCCCCGGTATCCTCGTAGCTCTGCGCGACGCGCTTCTTCTCGAGCTCGAAGGAGTAGTCCTTGCACGAGAGCCGATGGAAGACGGCCGGACCGAACTCAGGCGCATCAACCGAGACGTCGACGATCGAGCCGCCGAAGATCCGCCGGGTGCGGTGCTCGATGATGACTTCCTGGCCGACCTGAATGTCGAGCGCCGTCCCGAAAGGCGCGTCCTCTTCGACCAGGACGAGCGTCGCCGTCGACGCGCCGCCGACGACCTCGGACACCTGGACGATCGGCGTCGCCGCGGCGCCCGTCCACAAGGGCTCGGTGACGTTTACGCCGTTGATCCAGACGGTCGCCGTCTGCGGAAGCAACGTGCCTCCTGCGGGCGTGCTCGCCACCGGAGTACTGGCGATGATCGTCCCGGGCATCATGCCTTGAGGATCTCCTTCGCCGCCTGCCACTGGTTCGCGGGCTTCAGAACGCGCGTCTCCTCGTCAATGCCGCCCATGATGTACACGAGGATCTCGAGCAGGGTCCGCGACTGCGCATTTGTCAGCGAGCCGAGCGAGAGACCGACGAGCGGCGTGTACTCGTTCTTGAGCTGCTGGCGCACCGTCTCGGCTGTCGCGAGCTCCGCCGCAATGGCTGTCCACTCATCCTCGAGCTCGGTGAGCGTCGGCTCTGGCTGCACCTGGTCGCGCCACTCGAGATTTGCCGGGTCGCTTGCCGCGCCGCCTTTCCATCCCCACGACGCTGCCGGGCGGATCCTGTCAAGAATGCGTGGAATGTCCGCTTCAGACGGCAAAGCCATCAGACATGCCTCCTTAGAACGACTTGCGTGTAGATTTCGAAGTCACCGAACATCCCGGCCAGACCGAAGCCGCTAGTTGCGACGGTTGTCGTACACTGATGCTGAATCTCAAAAGTCTTTGGCGCGCTGATTGTGAAGCTACCGTCCAGAAAAGACCTGGTACACGTCGATCCCCCCTGGGCCTCTGACGACCCGCGGTCGACGCGCACTCCATCCGTTACGTTCCACAGGCGAATCTGGTGTCGACCGACCCCGTTGCCTGCCGGCGCCGACGCCCGGATTGTCCAAGTGCCAGGTTGAAGAATGAACTGGTTGGCCCCCAGGACACACAGTCCATCGCTATCTTTCAGTTTCGAGTTGAGATCCCGCGTCCGCCATGCTCCCGAGGTGAACGTTCCTCCAGCTACGGAATCCGCCTTCAGGTCGACCAAGACGACGAGGTTCTCCGGGCTAGGGAACCGGGCGAACTCCATCCAGTTGTCATTCGATGCGCCGGTCGAAATGATCGCAAGCATCCACCCAGATGGGAAAAGAACGTAATCTGTGCCCCCCTTGAGTTTGATCCCGCCCGGCGTCCCGGCATTGTGCTTGACGGTGATCGTCGAAGTCGAATCCGCCTCAAGAAAGAGAATGACTCGCGTTCCAGGCGGCGAGAATCCGGCCGAGAGAGTGAGCGTATCGAGTTGATCGGCCCCGCCTACGCCTCCCTCGGCCTCGATTCTGACGAAGTTGGTTTCGACGCCAGCGATGACGCCTGCCGCGATTTCGTGTTGGACTTCGCCGATCCCAAAGAGCTTGTCGAAGTCGACGGGGAGGCCGAAGTTGACTCCATCGGCGAAGGTCGGCGCCGCCTTGCCGATGCCGATACGGTTCCGGCCTTCCATGGTGAGGAACGGCCAGGCGTTCATGATGACGCTCAGACGATTCTCGACCGCAGCGCTCCGCTGGAGCTCGAACATCACATCGTCCGGATTGCCCGTGTCCCCGAGCCAGAGCGAGCTCTTGTCGCCGGTGTTCGGGCTTCCCTGCATCGAGACGATAGCGTCCGTCACTCCGTCATCCTTGACGAAGCGGGCCATGGCATCCGTGACGGCCCCGGGAGTCCCCGCGAGGATGGCGTCGAACGGTCCCGATGCGTCCGGCGGCGCCCGCATGATCTTGTCGAGCTGGCCGCGCGTCAGCACGACGGCGATCAGGTAGACCTCAGACCCGTCCGAACTGATGGCTGCAGTCCCTTCCTGTCCGCGGAGAATCGCGTTGAAGGTGTCGCCTGACTTCGAGATGAGCGTGACGATCTCGGCGAACCCGTCCCAGAAAGCTTTGTCGGGAGACTCGTAGCTTTCCTTCCAGATGACCGCGCGCGCCGGGAACTGGGTGAATCGCGCCGTGTGCCCCGTCGCCATGTTCAGCGTAAGCTGGCCGGTCGTGAAGGCGCCGCTGATGTTCCCCCAGACGAGATTCTCGAGTCCCCAGAGCGCCATCTCAGACCCCCCTCATCCTGATCTCGCGCGGGATGTGCGGCAGGATCGACCGCGCGACGAGCCGGCCGTCGAGAAGCAGGTTGAACGTGAATCCGCCGCGGTCGCCGGTCATGGCGTCCTTCACCTCGTCGGGGGTCGCGACGACTTCGCCGGCGTGGAGGAAGGCGAGGCCTTCGGAGGCGATAAGGCCGCCGGTATCGAGGCCGAGCGCGAGGCTCCCGGCAGATCCGACGCCGCCACCGGTCGCCGCCGCCGCGATGGAGCCGCCTGCAGCCGCAGCCGTCGACGCGGCCGCCACGCCAGGCGCGAGCACGGGTCCGATGATGGGAATCGCCGCGGTCGCCGCGAAGGCGTTGAGGTAGACGAGCTGGAGCGCCTGGCCGACGCGCTGGATGTGGCCGGCAGTCCCGATGACTGCCTGCGCGATGGTCGCGATGACCCACTGGACGACGATCTGTGTCAGCGTCGAAATCACCTGCGCGAGAAGGTTCTTGAGGAAGCTCTTCATCGTCTCCGCGAAATCCGCCTGGAACACGATCACCTGCGCCAACGCATCGCCGAAGCCGGCAGAGAAGGACTGGAAGAAGTCGAGCACGGCGAGCTTGACGTTCGCCGTGACGCTCGTCGCCTGCGCGAGCCAGCTCGACCAGGCCTCGTTCGCTTGCTCGCTGAAGGCGGTTTGCTTCTCGGTGATGTCCTGGAAGAAGGTGCCGAACGTGTCCGAGACGCGACCGCTCACGCCCGTCGCGACCTCCTCGGTGAATCTGAGCGACTCCGACAGGTCGGAGCCGATGATCTGAGCCATCTCGCCCCAGACGTGGCCGAGCGTCATCCCTTTTTCGATGAGGCTGTCGGCGATGGCGAGGATCCCATCGTCGACTTCGAGACGGCCGAGCGGCTGGCCGACCTCCGCTCCGGAAGTCGCGATGTCCGGCCGCGGCTGGCCGCTGGTCGCCCGGCGCCGAAGTATCGTCTCGAGGCGGAAGCTCTCTGCGGCTTGCGTTGCCCGCACGCGCTTCGCCGCTTCCTCCGCCGACTCGGAGAGCCCCTGGAGCCCCTCTTCCCGCAGGATGCGGAGGACCGCCGCGGTTCCTCGGACCTTCGCGGCAAACGCCACCAGGACGTCGCCGAAGCTGTCGAATCCGGTAGTCTTCGACAACTCGCCGGCGAGCCGGATCGCCTCGTTGCGGATCTGCTGAAAACCCTCGGCAATCGTCGGCAGGGTGCTGCCGAAGCGGTCCGCGAGCTCGCCGCGCGCCTCGCGGAACGCCTTGAGAATCACTTCGGCCGTGATTTGTCCCTGCGACCCCATCTCCCGGAGCTGCCCGCGAGTGACGCCGAGGGACTTCGCGATGACGTCGGCGACGGCCGGGAGCTGCTCGAGAACGCTCCGGAGCTCGTCGCCGCGCAGCGCGCCGGATGCCATGCCCTGAGAGAGCTGAATGAGTCCCGCCTGCGCCTCGGTCGCGGTCGCGCCGGAGAGCTTGATGGCCTGGTTCAGCGACTGCGTGAAATTGATGAGCTCGGATTCGCTGACCCCGAGCTCGCGCGAGGAGAGCGCAAGGCGGCTGAAGAGCTCGACGTTCGCCTCGACGCTCGAGCGGGTGTCGCGGGATACCTTGAAGAGCCGCTCCTGAACGCGCACGAGCTCTTCCTGAGAATCCGTCACCGCGCGGAGCCTGTTCTGCAGCACGGTGTACGAATCGACAGTACGAATGATCTCGCGCACGCCGAGGCCGGCGACGATCGCGCCGAGCTTGTTCTTCAGATCCTTCCCGATTGACGCGACCGTGCCGGAATGCTTCTTCAGCTTTCCCTGCGCTTCGCGGAGCTTCCCATCGAAGTCGCGCGAATCGACGCCGAGCCGTGCCAGGAGTTCAGTGATTACCGGCATGGTTCCCCCGCTCCTCGAGCCACCTCTCGTGAGCCTCTATCTGCTCGCGCAGCGTTCCCTTGTAACGCCGCCTCATGCGCTCCTCGTCCGGGTCGCGAATCTTCATGCCTTCGTAGACGGATTTGACGCTGAGGGTCTTCTTCCCGCCGAATGTCTTTGCCAGGTAAGTGCAGATGATCGCCGTCTCGAAACGCCTTTCCTTCGCCGACCTGAGCTCCTCTGCGCGTCGTGCACGGGCGATTTCATTCACCTCTCTCGGCGTCAGGCGCCAGAATTCACCGGGCAGGAAGCCGAGGCCGTAACCGAGTCGCTCGTAGGCTTCCCAGTCCCATCGTTCCCCGGATTCAGCTCCGGGGCCGGCCGGTTTTTTGCGTCGCCTTTCGGCAGCGCATCGGCGAGCGCTTCAGAGCACCTTACCGCGAAGCTCATCACCTGCTCGAACGTCGTCCCGCCGCTGCCGTGCCGCTCGACCAACCGAAGAATCTGCTGCTCCGTCCGTCCAGGGAACTCGTTCTGCAGCCCGACTTTCAGCATCGCGAGAACGAAGTGGAACGGGACGTCGCCCTCCCCGAAGCGCGAAAGAATCTGCAGGATGGACGCGCCGGTCGCACGCTCGAGCGCCGCGAGCGCCATGCCGTCGAACCTGAGCTCGCGCTCCCGGTCGAGCTGGATGACAACTCTCATGTTCCTCCGCTAGTTGTACTGGTCGTTGACGCTGAAGGCGCCGACGGTCACCGTCGTCACCGCGCTGTAGGTGACCTCCACCTCGTTCGCGCCGTCGGTGTTGAAGATGCCGACAGGGAAGGGGCCGATGACCCAGGTCTCGCCGTTCGTGACGGCGATCGCCTTGCTGGCGCTTGTCCCGAGAGGCAGCGTTTTCTGGCCGACGATGGTGACGGTGATCGGCGCGCCGCCGCCGTTCGCGACCTTGAGGAAGGTCTTGCCGTCGTTGTCGAACTTGTCCCCGGTGGCCGTCGCCGCGACGAGAGCCGCCTCTTCGGCGCCGGCGATGGTGATCTGCTGAACCGCGAGCTCTGCCATGTGAGTCTCTTTCCTTTCTTTTCTTTACCTGGTGACGAGAACGCCGCGACCGGTGAAGCTGAGCGAATAGGTCACGACTTCGTTGACGCCGAAGGTGAGATCGAACGAGTCGAGCGTCGCGAAGCCGACGAACTCCTGGCCCGATTCTGTGATGACCTTGATGTGCACCTTCGGATCGATATTCGCCGAACTCTCCCACTTGTCGGAGAGATGCTTGAGCGCCAGGTTGTGGATATTCTCGAAACCCTCGGCGGTCATCGACCAGGTCTTCGTGACGCCGACCTCAGAGGTGAATCCGAAATTCTGTTTGTGCGTCGTGTCGACCTTGTTGACCGATCGAGTGAGGCCGCCGCCCGTCTCCATGGCGACGCGCACCCACTTTTCACCGAGCTCGGTCGCCGAGTCGTTGACGTCGATTGCAAAAAACCGCTCCTGGCCAAGAATCGGATCTGCCACTCCACCCACCTCCTTTCCTTAGAACTTGTGGTCCGAGATCACCCAGCGCCTGCGATACGTCGCGCGCCGATAGACGCGGTTCTCCTCGACTGCGAGCTTTTCCGCCTGGACGCGGCGGAGGTTGCTCCCGCAGTCAGTGAAGCCGGTGAGCGCGAGTTTCGAGTTGAGGTAGCGGTTCACCTGCTGGACCGCGCTCTCGAGCTCGCGCTGTCCGTTGTAGCTCGAGACGATGTTGAGGACGCCGACGTAGCCGAACGCTCCGGTCCGGCCGCGGGACGGCTCCGGCTCGAGCTCGAAACCGGCAATTTCGACATAGTCCCAACGGTCAGCGAGGGTGTCGGGGAACGCGTCGTAGACAGGGATCGGGGTCGTCCCGTCGAGCTTGAAGATGTTTCCGTCGAGCCGCTGGAAAATCGCCCGCGTCATCTCCTGGAGCGGGAGGTTCTCGATGGTGTTCGACGAGGTGAACGTCACGGCTTGCCCTCCACGGCGCGGATATCGAGCTCCCGGCCGAGCTGGAGGACGTCCTCGACCGTAAGGATTTCGAGCACCCGACCGCCGAAGACAAGCTTCTTGTCCTCATCGATGAGGGGCGAGTACCGTGCCCTGATTCGATAGATGTTGACGTTGTCGATGCGCCCGAAGTCATCGATCACCTGCTCGCGGACCTGATCGATGGAGCACCAGACCGTCTCGAGGACATCGTCCGAGGTCGGGAGACCGCCGGAGCCATCCCCGGCTTCGACGCGGTCGACTACGTCGACCTGGTGTCGCATGGCGCCTGACTGGACTGTTCGTTTCAGGGTCATGGGCGTTTCGCAATCGCGAGGATGTCGAGACCGAGCTTCCCGAGGATCCTCTCGGAGCTCCGGACTGTCTCGTCCATCGCGTCGCGCAGCCAGCGCTCCTCGCGGTGGAAGCGGGTCCCAAGCTCGAGGTGGGTCGGATAGTAGCCTTTCCAGTCGGCGGGGATCCCGAGCGCCGAGCGGCCGGACGGCGGACCGACGACGACGCCGATGGAGCGGCGGGAGCGCCGTCCCGCCCTGAGCTTAATGGAGCGCTGGAGCGTCCCCTCGTCTTCCGGCGCGTTTCGCTTCGCCGCGGCGAGAAGCGGCCGGCCGGCCTCGCGAAGACGGGTGCGGATGGCGGCGCGCAGCTCGTTTCCGCGCCGCAGGCGAACAATCTTCTTCACCGCGTCGGCGACGTCGAGCGTGAGCGTGTATCCGCGTCCGGTGACTCCGAGTGTTCCGTTCGCCATTGGTTCACACCGCTGTAATCCGCCGGTTCCGTGCCAGGGCCTCGTAACCGAGGGGAAGCGATTCGATTCTGACGCTCTCATCGACAATCACCGCCTCCCGGTTTTCGAACCAGTGAAGCGCCAGGAGCTGAATCGCCATCTTGTCGACCGGGTCTACCGAGCCGACCGCGCGGCCGGCGACGAAACGAATTTGAACGCGCTCGTCGATGAGCGTCGACTGGGTGTCGGGCCACTGCGCATCGGCAGCCGGATAAACCTGCCCCGGCTCCTTCCCCTGCGTCACCTTGTAGCTCGCGCTGTCGAAGGTCTGAAGGACGCCATCGACGTCGACGTACTTCACGCTCGTAATAGAGGCGAGCGGCGGGAGGGGAATCTCAATCCGCGACTCCTCGCCGCTACGCCGGAGGGGAAAGTCACCGAGAAAGTAGTCGTAGGTCGCCGTAACGACCTGCCGCCTGGTGTCCGTCTCATAGCGACGCCGCGCCGCCGGGATGATGAGGGCCGTGATGAGCGTGTCCTCGGCGGCGTTGGTAACCCGCGCGGCGAGCTTGAACTCCGCGAGAGAGATCGGCTCCGCCGCCGGCGGTGTCACGACGACCAATCCCATCTGCTACCTTTCAGAACGGTCGGGTTCTACGGCCGGCTCGGGAATGGGAAACGGCGGCTCCGTTTCGGTCGACTGCCGCCGCGCCCCGGCGCGCCGCGCGATGCCGTAGTAATCGCACCAGCGCTCCGCGCGCGCCTCGTCGACGTCGAGCTCCGCGCCCTCGCGCGGATATCCATTCCTCGAGCACGTCATGACGATCTTCACCTTCTTCAAAGGGTGGCTCCTTTAGACCGTGGCGTCCGGCATCACCGCCTGCGCATAGCGCGGGTCGCTGAGAATCGTCACAATCGACGCGACCACCGGATCGTTGGTGACCTCGACGGAGTGCAACCGGACGAACGGCTTACCGTCGGGGAGATCCGCAGCCGAGACCTCGATGACGTCGAGACGCGCCGAGCCGGCTGTAGTCGTGTATCCGGCGGCCGCTCTCGCGGTCGAAGCTCCGAGCGCCGCGCCGTCGAGCGCGCCCTCGCGGCTCCGGAACGGCACCGCCACGGCGCCAGTCCCGTCGGCGAGCGTGCATGCTTCGACCGTGATCGTGTGGTCGGCGGTGTCGCCGGTCGCGACGCCGCGAATCACGACGAAGGTGACCCGGCCGTACTGCGCGGCGTTGACCGCATCTGAGTTCACCGTGCCGGCGAGTCCATCGGCGATCGGCGCGAGGCCGCCGTTGATGAAGTGTTCACTGCTGAAAACGCCCATTTTGCCGTTCCTTTCTGGGGGAAGAGCGCGGCGACGGAAGGAAGTGCCTCCGTCGCCGCGGCGGTCGTGGGTTACCCTGCGCGTGCCGCAAGCGTCACGTGAGTCGAGATCGTGTTCGCGCCCTGCGCCGGCGTCAGCGGCGTGTTGACGAACGGCTGGCCGTCCATCTCGAACAGGAAGCGGAACGCGGTCTCGTTGAAATCGAACCGCAGATGGATCGACACAGCCGAGCGGATTCCGCCGCCGCGAAGACCCGTCGCATACGCCGAGAGGTCGACGAGCATGATGTCGCCGACGTCACCGAGCGTCGACATGTGCTCGACCGGGAGCATCGGACGGCCGAGGAGCGTCCCGAACGGCATGGCGCTGAGCCCGCCCGGAGGCAGGAACACCGGGAAGTTGTTCGACGGGTTCTCCAGGCCCATGAGCTGCGGCTCGACATCCTGGTTGTACAGCCAGACGGAGTTCTGGCGGCGCGCAGGATGCATCCGCGAGTACATCTTCGCGATGTTCTCGAAGAGGATGGTATCGGCCGGCTGAGCGCCCTCCTCCGCCACCGTGATGAGCCCGGATGAGTTGAGGAGGCCGAGCGGCTTCCCGAGACCGTCGCCGCGGATGATGGCCTCGTTCACCCTGAACGAGATCGCCTCGGTTGCGGCGCGCAGGAGGTACTGCTCGAGCGCGATGGGCGAGTTCCGGAGCAGCTTGTCCGTCTGGTAGATGAGGACCGCGAGCTCCTGCGGCTCGAGCTTGAGGCGCCCGTAAGTCGGTTTCGATGCGGTCTTTTGCTCCGCCTCGGTGATCCAGTAGGCCGTCACTCCGCCGTAGACGGTGCCGCCGACGCGCGAGGTCTCGGCGTTCCGGGGGAAGCTCAGCGACTCGCCGGTGACCGTGAACTGGCTCGTCCGGCTCAGCAGGTCGAGCGGCATCATCCGGAGCCCGTCCCAGATGGCGTTCGAGAAGGTGGGCGGGACGAGGTACCCGCCGTCCGAGGGGACGCCCTGGCTGCCGCCGGTCGCGGCCATGGCGGCGAGAAGCCGCGGGTCGATGACTGGCTGGTCCCGCTGGCAGGCGAGCACGACCGCATAGGCGAACTCGCCCAGGTAGGCGAATCCGTAGCGGCCTTCCGCCTCCGTGTCCCGCGGCTCGGCGTGTCGTGACGGCCTTTCCGAGCCAATCAGGCCGTCAGCCTGGGACACATCCTGCCGACTCGTTTCCCCGCCTCCGCCGACAATGCGCTCGGCAGACAGCTCGGCGTCGAGCTGCTCGAGCGCTTCGTCGCGCTTCGCGTCATCAAGGAGTTCGCGGGCGTCCGCCGTCAGCGCGTCGAACTTCGCGGCCTCCTCGTCGGTGAACTTCCGGTTCTCTCCCCGCGCCGCCTGCTCGATGCCCTTGGCATCCCCGAGCAGCCGCGCGGCTTCCTTTCGTTTTCTGGACATCTTCGTCCCCATTGGCGCATCGCTGTTGGTTCGTGAGCGTAGTACGCAACGGTGCGGGGGACAGCTTCGGTCCCCGCGGAACGAGACGCCCGGATTTCGGCGGACTCTGCGCCGCGGACGGCTTCGCGTCGGGCCTGGCCGGTGGCTCCGGGGACTCTGCCCGGCCGACCGATCCGATGACGGGGGGATTCTCTACCCTGGACTTCGGGAAGTCAAATGACTTCGCGTCGGCTTTCGGCGAGGAGCCTCACCGTGGCGCTCGCCGAGGTCCCGTCGTTCGCCTCGGTGACGACGAGCTTGAGCCGGATGGAAGTGACGATTTTGATGAGCTCGATTTCCGTGCCGAGCGTCACCCCTGCGGAGGCGACAGCGCT